GTTAGATCCTGCTTGTAATAGTGCATTTACTCTATCATCTACACGTTCATTTGTAAAATAAAGGTTGCTTGAACCTTCTGTAATCTCGTCTGTATTGTCTTTTGTAGAAATTTGTGAAGCAATATATGCCTTTGTAGATTGCTGTGATGGTGCCTTTGTTGCACTATCACTTGCAAAGTTATCTTCATCTAATAAATGATTTGATATATCTGATACTTGTCCTGTAACTGAACCTGTAAGATTACCTGTAACTGTAAGAGTTCCTGCAGTTACACCTATTGAGTTCTCGTCAATCTTTACTGCACCTGATAGCGGACCTACATATAAATCTGCTGTATTAATATGCGTAAAGCCTGCACCATTAGTTCTTATTTCTAAGTTACCATTTGTAGTAGTTTGATTGATAAGTTGTGCGCCTAACTCTAAATCACCTACATGTGTATCAGGACTTTCTAAAGTTCCTCTTATTCGAACTGTAGCTCCTGATTGTGAAGGGCCTAAGTTGATAGCTGTATCATTTATAGTTGTAGTATTACCTGTATTATCAATAGTTAAAGCGCCACCACTTTGAATACTTAAGTTGTTAGTTGAAGATATCTTAATCTCACCGCTATCGTCTTCTAATACTTTCTGATTATTAACGAAAAGAGATCCCGGACCTAAATATAAGTCTCTAAATCTTTTTGTAGTTGAACCTAAATCGTGTGTATCGTCTGTTACTGGGATAAGATGACCAGATATATTTGTAGTTGCCGCAGTTAAATTACCTGAGTGATTACCTGTAAATGTAATGTCTGTAGCTGAACCACTTGATTTACCTATTGTAGTTCCTGTGATTTCTACTGACTGCGGAGTTGCAGTATTACCTACACTTAGTTGTGTATTAGCATGAACAAAGTTTGAACTGCCAGGAGTAATCGTAATATTACCTGTGCCGTCAATAGTTGATGCTCCGTCAATATTTGATGCTTGTAAAGTGCCTGCTACGACAGTTCCGGCAAAACGAGCAGTTGCTCCTGCTTGAGTTTGATTTAGAACATCGCCTGATGTCCCGTTTAGTGCAACTGAATTGACTTCTATTGCATCACTTAATGCTAAGTCAATATCATTTGCATTTTGCGTTACAACGATATCGCCTTCTGTATTTGCTACAATCGTTCTTGCAATTAGTGTATCACCTGTGATACTTTTTAATACTTGTGCGCCTCCACCTACATTAGATACGGCTGTAGATAAAGTTTGTTGATTAACGGTTACATTTACGTCACCGCCTGTCCCTACTGTAACTGTATTTGCAGTATCGCTTACAGTTATATTAAATTGTGTGTCTGAAACTGTAACTGAGGTCATTATCTGGTTACCTCAGGCGTTACTGTAGCTGTCCCTTCTAATAATCTTGTTACAGTTGATCCACTTGTCCATTCAATATCATATACGAAGTCTCCTGGATCCATTGAAGCTGTATTAGTATTAGTGATTGTAGCTGTAACTTGACCTGCTGAACCATTTGTAATTGTAAAGTCAAAGTCTGCTTCTTTTGTTGCACTTTGATGTCTTTTTCTTATCTGACCTGCAAATGTATCTGATGATATATTTACTGCTGTATTTGATGCGTCTTTTATAGTAATAAGTCTGCTAAATGTAGCGCCTTGTTCTACTGTAATGTCTAATTTGCCTGATGCCATGCACTTACTCCTGTTAGAATATCAATGATGATAGTTCTGCTAAAAAATATGCAAATAAGGCGATATATGCAATAGACATTAACCCATTTGCCATCTTATAAAATCTTGTTTTGTGTTTTTCATGTTCCGTCATAATTAATCCTTTAGTTTTTTTACTTACATCTATTTATGCTTGAAGTTTTAGCTATAAATACGAATGGAAACCGGTGATACAGTTTTCAAGGGAGGGTAAGTTTCTGTCCTTTTTGCTAACCCTCCCATCTATCCATAGCTATTCATTGTTAGTTGATTACGGTAGTAATATTAGAAGGTCTTTACAAGACCTGTTAATATCGAAATACTTTAATTCGCTTTGCTCATTAAAGCTATTTCTCATTAACGATTACTTAAGACCTAAGTTGTATTTCATAATATATTGGTATATGTGAAGATATATGGAGTAATGATGTTCTCATCTCTCCATCCATAAGACGCCCTGCTCGGGGCGTGGGACTTTCGGAATACTCCAGGTTGTATTGCTATTTGGCCTCGATCCTTCACCATTAGTCCAGAGTTTTTAAGAACACTTCGGCTCGTGTGTTCATATAGCCAACCATATTGTAGATACTGCTACACGCAGGTCTCATGGGATTCACCACCTTTACATCGGCGCATTTCCCGTTTGCCAGGAGACTATAGTTGAATTGTATTAGATAGATATTAGCCTGAATAGTTTTTTATTAGTATTATTTATAATATAACATAAAATAAACTCTATTACAACCTTTTTTTAGCCTTTTTTCATACTAAAAGACCCTTGCAGACGGGAGTCATACAAGGGTCGATATAGTATTAACTATTCAGGATTGATAATATCATGGCTGATAACATTATCATTATTATTTATCCTTTTAGTTGTTGTCTTAAAAGAGATACAACATGTTTAGACTGTATGTCTCTTATTGCTTGAACTATATCATAAAACTCGTTAGCTTTATCATATTGCTTTGCATCACTTAATAAGATATCTGCAAATAGCATTTTAGCTATCATATTGTCCTTTTTACCTGCAAGAGATTGTTTCATTTCTTGCATCAACGTTCTGATTGCCGGTGATTTAGCTAACCAATGTAGATACTTTTGCAATTCTTTATCTTCATCATCACGCATTAAGTCGTATGGATAATACCAATCTACTTCTTTTGATTTTGATTTTTCTCTCAGAGGTTTAAGTCTTAAATGATCCGGGTTCATATTTAACTTGTGACCTTTTACAACTTCAATATGTCTTTTACCTGGATATGGGTTTTTGCCTAATACAACCCATGCAAACATTTGTAAGCTATGTAGATTACCATATGGGTATTCTTTTTGCTTTTCTGGATTAAGACTCCAGCATCTTATTTGAGGTTTTGCATTAGGTTTAGTTCTTACAACCCATGGACATTTCTCATCGATTGTAACTTCACCAGTTTCAGGATCTCTGGATAACCATTGTGCGATATCTATCGCATTTTCTTTTTCTAAATAATGTTTCATTATTTTTAACCTTTCTGTTAATAGTTCTTTTCATATTTGTTCCCCTAAATCGATTGATTAATTGCTTACTTTAGTTGTTCTAAAGGATAGACAATTTATTGTCCTTGTAGTGTATTAATATTACACTATTTTAATGCCATAGTCAAGCATTATCTTATAGATATTCCTCTTTTTTTAAGAATATCTGTAACTGTATTATGATGTATCTTATACTTTCTTTTAATATCTACAATCTTGCCGTGATAATAAGGCGTAGATTGATATTCTTCGCATAGTGCATCTTTCTTATCTTTTGGTATCTTGTGTCCAATACATTTCCATTCTTCTGTGCCTGGTTCTGCTAAAATATAGCAGTCAGGATTTACACATAGTTTATTACCGCATGTATTCTTTACTCGCTGGTCTTTTGTAAGTTTATAACCTAACTTATTCTCCATGAATAGTCTGCTTACTAATACCATTTTGTTTTTTATTTCAGGATGTCTGCTCATAGGATATCCTTGAGCATGTTGTGATCCGTTCCACATCCAACATCCACAGTCTAATTGTATTACCTTGTCTTTTATTTGTTCATTTATTATACTCATTGTTTTTCCCATTTGTTAAAGAAAGCTACTGCTGAATTTGTAGCTTCTTCATATCTTTTTGGCACATGAAACTTCTTGTCTTTCTTTGTGCGTAATGCATGTAATATATTCTTAAACAACTCGCCGTATAAGAATATATTGTATGCGTATTCTTCTTCTTTGTTCATTAAATACTGCCCGTCATTCGGAAATTTTTACACTCTTGCTCAGTTAGTTGCTCTGCTAACTTAGGTCTGCTATCTGCATTGATAACTTGTTTTCCTTTTGACCTTTTGAGTTTGATACCAGTATAGACACCCCAATGTTCTTCTAAGATGTCGTGCCAGTTATGACGATTATGATTTTCATTTACGATATAACTCTTGTAGGTCTTTTTAGTATGAGCATCTACCATTTCTACTAAGAAGTAATCTCCTGTTCTATCGCTTTGAAAAGGCCCTGAGACTTTGCTTAGAACCCAATATCCTTTTAAGTTATTCATTTATTTTCTCCTGATATATTTTCCAGGCTTCATCTGCACCTGCTTGGTCTTTTGTTTTATTGAGATAATGTCCAATCTGGTCATTTACATATCCTATACTCCAGGCCAAAACCTTTTCGCTTTTTACCCATTCCATAAGAGCATCTTTCATTTGTTTATTAGCCATTTTGTTTTCCTTTCATAGTTAATAGTGTGGATAGCACTCGCTATCCGGTAGCACTCGCTACTTAATATATTCATACTAACATTATTATTTATCAAAGTCAAGCATAAAGTGTATATAAACCAAAAAAAAGAGCCCATTTCAAAGAAATGAGCCCTCTTAGTGGATATTCAGGGAGAAAATACGCTTAGAACTTCTGCATGAAGTTAAAAACATAAACTTGAACATATATTTAGTTGTGAGGGACGAGCGCCAACTCTCTGAATGTCCCTCACATCTTAAGGATATATACAATGTTGTATATATAAGCTAACCATGTCCATTGTTCAGCTTATAATACTAATATAACACGATAATTAGGTAAAGTCAAGCACTTTTTTCAAAAAAATGCATTTTTTTATGTAATATATGCGACTGCATCCATCTTTTTAGCTAATTCTTCTACATCCTTAGCACCATAATTACCAAACTCACCATTTTTAGGTAGAATAATCTCCCAATAATTGACTTTATCAACTAAGGTTGTAATTAATTGCACATTTGGGGGTATTTTGCTTAAATCTGTTGAACTTGATATAAGAATATGTCCTGATGAATGCTTTAGTGCGCCTTTTCTTATCTTTAATCTGCCAGCGTATCTAAATTTTTCTTTATCTAAAACTTTATACATGAGAGCCTCATACCTAATACTCCCGTTTTTTCTGCTCGTATCGTTTTAGCTTATCACGGGCCCATGCAAGACCAGAAGGCCCACCCCACCCCATATAGGCGTAGTATGCTTTTCCGTATTTCTTGCTGGCTCTTTGGCGCTCATAATCTTTTTCAAAACGAGATAAGAACCCTGCTATCTGGGCAATCTCATCTCTATCAAACTCTTTTCCTGCGGCTATCTTTCTTGCTCTTTGAAGACCTGTAGGAGTTCCCCATCTATTTGATGGTGCAACTGTATCATTATAATCTAATGCAGTCTGTGCCGCTTTTCTCATCATTTCATTTGGTCTATATGGCATATTACTTCTTTCTACCTAATCTCATCTTTTCATCTAAAAGACTTTTAGGTATTCTTTTTCCTGCTTGATATAATCTACTTATCTGTGCAGTTACTTGTGCTAATCTTGTTCTTTGTGCCCCTTTGATACCTGATAGATATTTTTTAGGCAATCCAGTTGCTTTATCTTTTGCTACTCGTCTTTGCTTCTTTGCCATTATCGCTTTCTCCTTTTTGCCGCAGAAAGTTTTACATCTGTATCGTGGTTGCCACCTCTTATGAAACTATTTACTCTGCCGAAAGCCCATTGAGACATGCTTACTCCTGGACGAGATCCTGCACCTAAGTATGCACCTTGACCTCTACGATAAACTTTAGCTAAGTCTCCGTATGTATATTTTTTAGTTGTCTTTGCTCTTGCTTGTAAAGACTTTCTTACACCTTCAGTTAGTTTAGGAACTTTTTGTTTTGCCATAATCTTACCTCGTAGGTTGTTCTGCCTCGTCAAATAATTCTGCACACTCATCTAATAAGAATGCATACTTTTCTTGTTTTGCTTGAGGCAAATGTCTAAACTCTATAACGAATTGATGTAAGTCATGTAAGTCTATAAAGCCATAATCTTTATATCTATCTAACATGTAATCTAAACGCATTAGAGTATAACTATTCATTGTATTTGCTGTCTGTATCATCTGATTAACTCGCTATCACGGCACTGTCTGAGAAATATCGCCAGTCTGAACCGTCGTAAAAGATAGGAACATTTGCTCTTGACCCGTCTGTAATTAAAGCGATACCGCCTTTTGAAACAAAGCCTCCGGCATCTAAAGCATCTGCTGTTGCTTTAGAAATATTACCTATCTTAAAGCCTGCTGTATCGGCTATGCTCATAACTGCATTTACAGTTACCGTATCTGTATTAGCATCTCCAAGAGTAGTATTACCATCTATTTTAACATTATTACCTATTTGAAATCCGTTAGTTGATTGTGAAGATAAGTTAGTAAAAGAAAACTCTCCGCTTGGATCATATGCTATATTAAGATTATTCAATCCTGCGGCATCTACTTTTAGATAATCTTTCATAGAAGTAGTAGTTGTAGGAGTTATTCTAAATATTTGATTACCACCACGATTAGTTGAAGTTTGTGCTTCAGTTGTATTCATTGATATCTGTGATATCGTATCTATATCTCCTGATGAAGTTCCAAATCTTGCTGTGCCAGATATACTTAAAGTTCGCTGGTCAGTTGCCGCCGCTGTAGGCGATGCTTGTGTTCCGCCGTGTATTATACCTGATATTGTAGGATTATGTATATTGAAAGGCTTATCATCTGCGTCTGCTAAGTTACCACCAAAGCCTTCTAAGTTTATCATAGGCCATCTAACTTTATCTTCTGGTGATATGATCCTTAGACCTGTTGCAGGTAAGTTTGTATTATTACGATAGCTCCAATCACCTATAGATATATCAGTATCTACAGTTACACCTTTTTGTAAATTAAGAGTTGCTTCACCTTCTACTGCTGAAATGGCTCTTGCTGTAGTATGAAATAAGTTTGATGAACCTTCTGTAATACTATCTGTATCTACATCAACTGCGGCAAAGGCAGAACCTGTATTAACTAATAACTTGCCTGCACCGTGTGTTCCAGTTACATCTGATAAGTCAAATAAACTATTGTTTGCTAAGTTATCTTCTGTAGCCGCTATAGTAAGTGTATTAGCCGCATCATCATAAGTTAATGTTATGTTAGAGCCGGCGGTTAATAATGCATTTACTCTATCATCTACTCTTTCACTTGTATGATATAGATTAGTTGAACCTTCTGGTAAAACATCTGTATCAACTTGATTGCTTCCTGTGCCAAAGTCTATCTTGGTTGCATCGACACTATCATTTGCCAGTTGTGCTTTTACAACTGATCCATCTGCTGAAACTCCTGGTATAATTATAGTCATAGTTAATAATCCGTATCGTCTTTATTATTTGTTATGATGCTTTTATTGTTATCCCAATATACGTTTGCATCATACTCTTTCATATTTAGTGTGATAGTATTATCGGGGTTCAAGACCGTTTGCATGATACGATATAGCTTATTAGTTTGTCCAAATGTCGTATTTGTAAATTTAACTATATCATATACACCTATATCAATTAGACTTGCATCAACTTGAACACTTAATTGACCACTTTGTCTGCTTTGATTTAGTTCTTCATTTAATATTCTTAGCACTCTTTCTTTATTTGTAACTCCTGTAAGAACCACATCATTATTCAATACAAGACCATCACTTGATTGTAATGCTGTGCTTTCTAATACAACGATATCATCTTGGAAGTTAAGAGTTCCTGCTTCATTAGGAAATGAGCATCTTAATCTGTTAGTTAAAGTCTTTTTACTTGCTTGAGTAAATGTAATATTACCTATAATATGGTTATCATCTATTGTAATTATACCTGATGTGCTTTCTGGTTTATCTACGATTAGTTTATATTTTTCATTTGTAATTAGACCACCACGACATGTAGATAATAAATCTTCTAAGTTATCAAGCATTCTTGTATCTGTATCTATAACTTCATTTGCAGTATATCTTGTAACTGCCGTGCTATCTGTTGCCGTCTTTGCAACTGTCTGGTCGCAGTAATCTTTTACAGTTTTGAAACTTGAACTTGAAGGATCAGCATCTAATAATGTATGGTCTATAGCCTTCCCGTAAAGAGTTGATGTAAGATAGTCATGGATACATAATGCTGGGTTATCACTGTATGTAAGTGTAGATGATTGATTACTTCCAAGAGCAGGAACTTTCTTTCCTTTCATCTTGTATGTAATTGTCGGGACACCAGAACCAAATAAGTCCTGATCCCATTTTAATACTGTATAAACATATGATATTTTATTTCCAATTGCACCACTTGGCCAGTTGCTTGAAATACTTTGTCCTAATAAAGTTCCGGATACTCTTGCTGATTGTGATCCATCAAAAAACTTAGTTGCCGCTTTTGCAGAGTAATCTGTTGCTCCTGCTGAGTAATCTATAGTTGCACCATTATCACCAGATGTAGCTACTAACTCATCATTAAAATAAATTTCTTGTAGTCCTTGAACTGGGCCTTCTGCTATAACTTCTACCATATGAAAGTAAGCATTCTTTGTATCACCATCAGTTCCTGATGCTTCTATAAAAACTCTTGCACCTGCTACTCTACGCTCACCATATATAACCGGTATAGGTTCATTAGTTCCTTGCTTTGTAACTAATACTCCTGATATACCAGCAGTAGCGGCTTGCATTGCCTTTTGCTTTTTCTTTTTTAATGACTTTGCGGCAAAAACGCCTAAAGCTATAGCGGCAATAGTAACTACCGGATTAAAAGTTGTAAAAATTGTTTTTACAAAACCAAATATACCTGAAAATAGACCCATTATTCTCTACCCCACTTAACATCTTTATTTACAACACTTGCTTTTTCAAAGAATGTATCTCCAGGAAAGAGTTGCTTTTGTTCAGCATCATTTGTATGACGACCATTTGATTTATCAAAGTCTGCCCAATGCGAACTTGCTTTTACTTGAATAACTGCTGTGCTTGAATTAAAGTCTTCTGTAATTGTAGGTTGATCCAATCTACCATCGAATACTAATATAGGATCTCCAATGATTTGATGGTCATCACCTATTACAGCTTTACGAACTATTACTTGTTTGTCCATGTAATCGTTATCTAAGAAATAACTTACAACTGAGGTATCTAAAGCACTTAAGGTTATAGTAATACTTTCAATCTTAAGTGTATCTTCTTCTGTGACTTCGCTAATTTGTAATGCACCGCCTGCCGCAAGATAGTTATTACCACCAAACGATATATCTACTTGTGCATCTGTTCCATAATTACCAGAACCAACTGCAAAATCTACAAGATTAACTATATTAAAACTTCTTGTTGCGATTTCAGTAGCGGTTGCGGATACGACACCTCTACTCATCTACCGCCTCCCTAAACTTGAAGGTCATACGATAGATACCTGCGGCATCTACAGTATAATTTAATGTATTGTCTTCTAAGAATGCTTTTATTAATAGATAGTTTTTGTTAATAGAAAATTGGTCTTTATTATTGTTTTTAATAAAGTCACCACTTTGATCCGTTATGAAAGGCGGTTCAACCAAATATGCAACTCTACCATATATGTCTGGATTTTGTGTTCCTGCACCTACAATCTGATACAGCTTTTTACTCATTGCTGAAAAGAAAAAAGTTCCTTTAGGGATAAGAGGGGTTTGAGGTGTATGACCATTTAATATCATTCTCTCTGAACCTTTTTCAGCACTTTCCATAACTTGTCTTCTTGGCCAATCACCAATAGTTGTTTGTTCTGATGTCCATTTACCATAATGATTTATTGCTGTAGAAGGAATATACAACTGTAAGGGTAAAGTATCTGCTCTGAAACTTTCAAACTTTTCTAAGTAAGGTTTTGCTTCTTCATAACTCATTGGCGGGTATTCAAATTCAAATCTAAATCTATGAGCACCAGTTCCTGTTGTAGTTGTTTTGAAACTTCTTGTTGTAGATTTTAATGAAGGTCTTTCACTTATAATTCTTACAACTGCTGGATCAATGCCATCTCCAAATGCCTTGCTTGGCCAGTTTCTTTCAAACCATTGTTTGCCTCTATCAGTGCTTGTTCCCATAACTTGAGTATGTCCAGGACTTACTAATGAAAATGTAGGTATTGCAAATGCTGTATCAATATATGAATTTGTTAATGCTTTACCTTCGAAGAACTCACTTTCTTTGTCTGTAATATCTACTGTAGCTTTTTTACCTTTACCATTGTCTGCCGCTGTGTTTGTTCTGAATAGAACTCTTGGCGGTAACTGTGTATTAGTTTGTAATGGTAATTTATTAATAAAGTATAACTCCCAATAGTCATCTGCTGTCTCATCATAATCCCAACCACCTGTTCTTGCCGCTCCTGATCCATCATTAACTGCTACAGGTGTAATTGCAGTTACTTGACCAGAAGTTCCTCCACTTGTTGATATAGTTACTGAGAACTTTGCTCTACGCAGGTCAAACCATTTAGTTGATGTTGCAATTACATCATGTCCTGTGTATGCTGGATTGACTGAGAAGTCTGATCCATTTACATTTAAGTCATCGTGGTAAAAGTTAAAGTCATAGACATGTAATAAAGTTGCACCATATCTTGCACCGCTGGCAATAGCTGTAGGATCATCTGTCGTGCCTGATGATGTTATGCCAGTTACTCTGCCATCACTATTTACATCTAACTCTACTCCAAAGTCATCTGTTCCAATTAATGTAGCACTTGTGCCACTTGCGTCTGCAATATAACCATTAGTATCAAATGCTAAGAAAGGTTTTTGTTTATAAACTACCGTATCTACAGTATAAATTGTTTGAGGTAATAGAATAATATCTACATCACCTACAATCTGTGCGGCTGTTCTTGGTCCGTTATCTTGTTCATTTAATGCAATGAAACTTGTGCTACTATTTGCCCAAAACGCTGATTGTGACCAGTTATAATTGTCTATAACATCTGCAAATGGTCGAGGGTTATTATAACTAACACTTCTATCCCAGTTTTGAGCCATAATTTGATCCCAATGTGCTATAATCTTATCCGTCAGTTGTTTGATTGTATAACCATTAGGGTTTCTTTGTGAATTGTTTGCTAAGTTTGCCCCATCTAATGCTTGATATAATGCTTCTCTGCTACAGATAAAAGGATATCTGTTTATGATTGCATCATTATCAAAGTTTCCTTTATTACTATCTGCATACGTTGCCTGATAATGTTTCAAATCGAATGCCATTGTTTCTCCTTTAACCTAACGGTCCAGCTTCGCCTCTTCGATTATAGGCATCTTGGACTACGCCAGTTATAATTTGTTTATTGTCTAATAAGAACTCTACGCCTTGCTGAGTATCAATAGCTTGTATCTGGAATGTAACATTTAATGGTTGTTGATTTACCATTGCTAATTCTTCATTTGCTACAACCGTTCCTGATGTATTAGGGACAAAGAGTTCCGGGCCTCTTTCACCTACGACATAAGGAGTGCCTGCTCTTGCAGGGCCACCATCTGCTAAGAAGCCTCCTATCAATCCACCTATACCTATTAATGCACCAAGCGGACCAAATCCACCTAAAGAAGACATAAAGCCTCCAGCGCCTGCTCCAGCACCTGTAACTCCCATGATTGAGTTTTGAATATTTCTAATTAATGGTGAGACGATAAAGTTTTGTATTAATGCATTTACGATTGATTTTACAACTGATAATGCAATGTCTTCTAATGCTTCAAAGCCATCTTTCATTCCTAATACAACATCAGTCATAGTTGCTGAGATAGTTCCGGTCATTGAACCAAATGCATCTGATATTTGCACGGCTGACCTTGCAATATTACCTGTAAATGTATTTGAAGTAGCATCTGCTAAATCTACATGCTTGATATAGTTTCCTATACTTGCGCCACCTTTCTTAAATGCATCGGCGTGTAATTTTTCCCATTGTTTAGGATCAAAGAAAAAATCTACTGACCCATCGTCATTTAATTCACCTTTAACTAAGTCTAATTCTTTTATAACACCTTTACCAGCTTCTTTAGTTTTGCTTATCATGGTGCTTCGCATTGTTTCAAATTCACCAATGATAGCTCTAACCATATCAGGGATAATAGATCCACCGACTGCCTCATGTTCCATAATACCAAAGAACCTTAAGACACCATCTTTTGCGTCTGCGGCTTTTGATTTCATATTATCTGCCATAGATGTAAAGCTATCGCCAACACCTGATGCTAAGTCTGATACTTTGTCTTTAACTCCGCCTGTAATATCTGAAATAGTTTCACCTACTTCTTTTACACCATCGATAAAGCCTGTAATCTTTTCTACAATTACTTCGATTGCATTTGATACAGCTTCAAGCGTTGTTTTGAATATAGGTAATGCTTTTTCATAGATAGGCCCTAATGCTTCTAATAGAGTTATAAGTCCATCTGCTAATAAACCAATGATAGGGAATACGACATCTGTTAAGACAACTCCTATAGCTTCGAATATAGGTTGTGCCGCCGCAAATCCTTTTTGAACTTTCTCAATGATAGGCGGTAATGCCGCTAATGCATTCTCTGCCAGTTGAACTAATAATGGTAGTAACGGAGTAATAGCTTCCGTCATAACTTTACCAAGAACTTGTCTAATTCTTTCCATTGTATCGCCAAATACTTCTGCATTCTTTGCCGCATCAAGCGGGATAATATTTGTATTTGCCGCAACATCTTCTAATGCAGTTTTAACATCTGTTCCACCTGCGGCTAAGTCTGTAAATATACCTACAATCTTTGGACCAACTCTTTGTCCTAATATTTTTGATGCTTCATCTATTGATAGCGTTCCATCTTGGACTGCTGTTGCTACACTTTCAAATAGTTCTGGTGCAGTTTTCAAATCACCGTTCGCATCCATTACGCTGTCGCCTAACTTACCCATAATCTCAGCATATGCCTTATTACCTTTGGCACCTTCTGCTAATCTTAGTTGTAAGTTGTTGAATGCTCTATCTGCCTCTTGTGCTGATAGACCACCTTCTGCTAATAGTTGTGTTGCTACTTGAAATCCTGCAAAGCCTTCTTCTGTAGCGGCTCCCACTGTTCTGGCTCGCTTTGCTAAGTCATCCATCTCTGCAATTCTATCATTGATTGCAGTAATACCTTTGAATACAGCAAAACCTGCCGCCGCTACACCAAGAGCGGCTTTTATTTTGCCACCCATGTTTGTAAAGCCACCGCCTGTAGTTGCCGCGGCACTTGTTACTCCGGCTAACTTACCTTGAATACTACCTAACGGACCGCTTGCCTGGTCTGTGGCTGAGATTATTAGATTTATGTCGCTCATTCTTTTGCTCTCTCCTTAGTAATTCAAAGTATGCACCCCAATATGTAATTTCTTGGACGCTGAATTGCATCACTTCTTCTACGCTTTTACCTAACTCTTTTGCGAGGAAGAAGATGAACCGGAGCTCTGCGTCCTTTTGGAGTTTCCCACTGGGTCTCCACCATTTGCTTCAGCTACTTTATCGCTTTCGCCCATAGCTGTTACAATTTTAAGGATTACATTAGGATCCACTTGGTTCATTAATACTGGTTTTTCCATCTTTGAAAACATTTTGTTTCCATTTTCATCTAATGCACGTATCAGCAACATCTCCACAAGAGCGTCGGCCGACTTACCTGCATTTTGTAATTCTATTACTGCACTTTGAGAAGCGAAGTTTAGTCCTCCTACTTTCCAATATACAGTTGTATCCCATTCTGGCACTTCAAAACTTTCCATGCCTTTGTTTGAGATTTCTGCAAAGTGTAACTTTGCTTTACTTAAAACTTTACTCATTTGAATAGTCCTCTTTTCTTTATTTTATATTTCCCGGACTTTGCGTTCTGAACGATACGCTGAACTGCCGGTTTAGTCATACCCTCTGGTGCTTGGTCTGAATGACCTTTATCCAAAGGTTCAATATAAGGGACAGCATTACTAATAATATTAGTATCACCGCCCCTCATAATTTGCCATCCGCTTTGGGCTCTGCCTGTATCTACCGGAGTAAGTTGCCTTACTTCATTAAATAAGTCATCAGTAACCTCATTCAGCACTTTTTTGAATGCTTTCTTAAGATCCACATTGCCCTTAACGAATACTTTCATATTATTGTCCGTTATATGAACTTGTTCCAAAGTCTTGTGCTAATGCAGTAGTTCCAGTAACTGAAACTGTAGCTTCAACCATGCCATCTACTGAAGATGATATGCTTCTGCTTGTGATTAGACACTTACCTCTGTAACCTAACTCATATTGGCTGTCGCCTGCTGGCCAGAATACGATTTCAACTTCAGAAGTTCCTGGAGTTAAGTCCGCATCACCGGTTGAGCCTGCGCCTGAACTTTCATCTGCATTGGCTCCAGAGTTTTCATTCACTGTCCAAAAGACATCGATTGACCCTGACCATGATTTGAAAGTAGCTTTGTTTGTTCTGAACGCTACACCACCTGTATTCATAGTTGTAGCATCGATAACTTCCTGAGTTTCCTCTAAAGAAAAGCTACGAATAGATGCTACCGCTATATTATTCATATACACGATGCCTTGCGATCCAGAGTAGATATTTAATGCCATTGCTGGTCTCCTCTATGTTAAGTGTTGCCTTTATTGTAAGTATATTGAACACTTACAGTCATTGTTTGTCTTATTGTAGGATACGCAGTTTCCTGTATATCCCCTACGCTTACTAATTCAGTTAGTTGAGCATTTCCATCTCGGGTTCTATCTGCTTCCAGCTTTTCTTCAATAGCTTCGATGATATTGGACATCTGTGTTTGAACATCTGTCGTTTTCTTCTTGCCATCAATATGAACTGTAATGTCGATAGATAGAGTTGATAATCTCCATTCTCTTGCAATATCTTCTTTAGTTTCATCAGTGATTTCTACACCGACGAAAGGATAAGCCGTTCTTGCAAGCCTTTGAAAATCTTCTGGCTTAGTAGAAACTTTACCAAGACGAGGTGATTTAATAGTTTTTAGTTTCGCTACGATATCATCTAAGATTAATTTTCGCTTACTATCTGCCATTATCTATATAACCTTTCCTTGATATATTCTATTTCGCCGGACTCATATGAACCATCACCATCAGTATCATAGGAAATCCCTGCGGCAAGAACCGCAGAGAATTCTTCTGAATATCTTTCTCTATAGAAAGACATTTGACGCTGAAAAGTATCATTGTCCTGAAAATTAGAAAGTCTCGGTAGAATGTAATATGCTAAAGCATGATAAATGGTTGCTCTCTTCCACTCTGACGCATTTAGTTTGGCAATCTCAAAGGTTGCTGGATCATGTGATAGATTCCACCAATCGCTTTTGATACGCCTTTGTATATCACCTGTTGAACGAAGTAATTCTTCATCAAAGGTCTCTACACCATGGTCAAAGATGTCTGGAACAATCTTTACCAAATCTTCATCTGTTGCATATGCACTCATTACCTTCTCCTAACTATTATATATTAGCTCTCGTTGATTATAAGAACTGAACGACCGGCATCGATAGCGCCTGCGGCTGCATGTAAGGATGCTACGCAATCTACACCAACTGCTTCTGCTCTACGAGCCACTTCGATATCAACATTTTTCTGCATTGCGATACGATATGCATCTGCACCGAATACAGCGGCTTTAACATTGTGTGAAGATAGTCCTGTGTTAGCATCTGTTAAATGCGAACTGACGAAGAACTGAACTCCTGCAATGACCCCAATGTTAGAATTTCTTAGTGCTTCCGTTTGGAAATCACCACCTGCATATGCGGCAGAACCGATTGCAGACATTAATGTGCCATACTCAGCGGCATTAACGATGCCGTAAAGCTGACCCATCTCCCCGTTTGCACGAATTGTGCCAACGGCTTTGAAGATTTCATCAAGGTCTAAATCACCTGATGCAATTTCTTGCTCAGTAGTGTTTGCACCGATAGTTGCCATTACAGATTTATCAAAAGCTGTAGCGACTGCGTTACCTAATGAACGACCTACTTCTGCTGGATCGATATTACCTAAGTCTCTGATAACACTTCTTGCACCAAATAGACTACATGTAATTGTATTTTTTGTGTCTGCTGGTGTTAGAACTGATAAGTCATCGACATTTGAGCCTGTTAAAGTTACTGCCTCTGCTGTAACTGCCGCTAATTCAGGAACTTGTGCAACTCCGTTTGGTGCATTTACTACAGGGATAACTTGACCGCCTAAGAACATTGATTGCTCATGTGCGGCATATACGGTTGCAGTTTTTACTGGAACCAATAGTGCGTCCGATTGTAAGGACGATACATAGTTTGTTTGTGCCATTTCTGGTCTCCTCTATATTATAATTTACCTGCTGACTTTAGCTGTTTATATTTGGCTCTGTCTGCAGGGTTAGTCATATCTAATGAACCTAAATCTATTGCTCCAGCATTTACTGAACCAGTAGATCCTTGCGAAACAACGCCGCCTGGAGTGCTACGAAGAAAATGTGGGTTAGCATCTAACCATTCATTTACATAACTCTCTATCTTGCGAGGTTCTGCTGTTTCTGGATCGTATTGGACATTTTTATCTTTATCAAATACGACAGGGCGACCTGTCTCGTCTAAACCTACATTTGCTTTCAATAGTTGTGCAACTTGTTCTGGATTTACAGCATTTCTTTTTGCCGCTACATCTAATAAAGTGCCATCTACTTTCATGCTTGTAAGTTCTGAACGAAGTGTTGAAATCTCTGATGCATATTTCTCTTTTTGAGATTTAAGAATATCATCGAATTCTTCACGCTTCTTCATCGCCTCTAATTCACGCTCTTCCTCTGCTTGTTTAAGATTTTTATATTCATTCATATCAATATCGGAGAAACGTCTTTTGTATTTCTCTAATCTTGCTTGAACGATTTTATCTACATCTGCTTGAGTAAAGTTACGCTCTTCCTGGTGTTCATTATTTGTTTGATTTTGAGGAGTAGCACCAGTATCTACTTCTTTATCAATCCCGCTTGTCTCGGTCATATCGGTCATACCTATTATCTCCTTTTTATGTATGTATTTAGCATACTTATTTTTTGCCTTTTTTCGGCTTTTTCTTATCTTTACTTGTGCTGGATCCTGATGATTTACCACCACCTGATCCTCTTCTACCGTAAGGATTAGAATTCTTTCCACGCATGATAACTGCTGGGTTAATCTCTGCGTTATTAACTATTTGTGTCTGCATTCATATCTCCCTTTGCTTTATCTAAATCTGCTTGTGATAGTTCAGGATGTAGATCCAACATTTCTTGGTCTGTTAGTCCTTCTTGTATCATAGCTTCAATATGCTCTTGTCTATTCTCTGCTGTGGTTACTGGATGCGTCATTGTAGGTTCTTCTGCAACCATTTCATTATCACCATCTATTTCTGCAAAGATATCATCTAACTTGTCGCCATCTTTGATTGTAATCTTAGCGATTTGTTTGTGCATCTCTGCGATATATTTTGGTGATGAAATACCCATCTTAAGTGATTGTCCTAACAGGGCTAAGTCTGCATGTTCATCACGTAAGTCAAATGTCTTTTGATATTCAACATTGAATTCTTCATCAGGTTGCATGTTTGACCACTTCCAGAATAGTTTCCATATATTCCATTCTGTTGCTTCCATCTTGGCTGACTTGTCTGCCAATCTTGCATTTAATTGTTCAAACTCTGTAGATAGAGCAATGCCTGATTTTACACTTAGACCTTTTGCCGCCATGATTGCACCTAAATTGGTTGCTCTTAAGAATGCTTCAATATGAACTTTTATCATATCTACAATGCTTCCAATATTTGTGCCTGACGGTTCAATTAAGTAAGGCTTTAGTGCTGGATCTACAGCTTGGTCTAAATTAATTACAGAACCTGCACCTGCTGTAGCTTGAACATCTTGTGTCTTAACTAAAGTCGGGTGATTTGATACTCTTACTGCCTGCTCTGCTTCACTTAGTAAGTTAAAGCAAACTTGTTGTATTTTTGCAACATCGGCAATATCAGTTTGTCCTACTCCTGGATATTGCGATTTATTTGCATAGTGAATGACGAAAGGGACTTCTCCGATTGCATTTTCAAATATCTCTGATCCTACAATCTCATCTTCGAATACATGATAGACAGCGATTTGCTCTGGTGTCCATTCAATATATTTGAAGGCGTCTTGACCTTTCCATTCTTTTGTTTTTACATATACTAATTTCTCTGAACCATTAGGTTGCGTCTGATATCTCCAGTCGCATACGTTTTCTGGTGTAAATAATTTTAGATATGGTCTAATATCATTTGCAATCTCTTGCTCTCTTGTAATAATGCCTGGCATATTACCTTTTGTGCAAAGTATCCATACATTACCATATATTGTTGCCATATCATTGGCTTCTTTCATAAAATCGTCAAAATCCAAACCGGTATAATCTACTGACTCCATAAAGGATTTTATCATCGGATCGTTTGCAAGATAGCCGAATGTTCTTGTCGGGGTTGCACGGAATAAGAAACTTCTGTAAGTATCTACCGTGAGTTTTACCATGTTATCTAATGCTGTATATTCTAATCGTTGAAGATACTGATTTCCTGGGGCATCATCTTCGAAAAGGTATTTGCGTAACATGCCAAGGGATGCAAAACGATAATCGAAACCACCTAAATAGCTGGCTCTATAATAGTTCCACCTTCCCAGGTTCGCTTCATAAAGCGGGTGTCTATAGTCTATGTCCATTAATACACTCCAAATGTTTTTGTTTTATCGGGCTTTACTTCCCGTGTTACAGGATACAAATACTCAATGCAGTAAGTTCCTGCATCGAAGGCGTGATCCCATTCACCTTTGTTAGGGATTTGAGTCCCTTCTTTATAGGTATAACGCTGAAAACTTTTTATTAAATGTTTGCATTTTGGATCTACAAGAAATCTTCTTTCACCATTTGCATTCTTTAATAAAGAGTTACAAGCATTTATCCTATCTCTTACTGCAGGATGTTGTCGTTTATATTTTACAACGAAGCCTGCATTTTGTAATATAGATATGTCCGTTCTTCCGCCTGCACTTGTCTTACGAGCCGCGCCTGCCGGATCCGGGAATACCGTAATCTGATAACCTGCATAACGGTTCTTTATTTCCGCTACCATCTCATCAGTGTTGCTATCATGTATTACAATCTCATCGATAGCATGTAAGCCTTGCTCTGTCTTTACCATTATTATAGCGGCGCAAGGCGAGACGTTGAAGTCCATACCGATATAAATGAATTTCGCTGGGTTCGGTTCAACATACGGTCTTATATTCTCATCAGAGAAATTATAAGCGATTAACCCGCCAGAGAATGTTTCAAACGATGCAAGATACTCCGCACGAAAAGTTCTTTCATCTAAATCTCTTTTAGCGGCTTCAATCTCACTCTCCGGGACATTACCTCCGTCAAGCGTAGTAAAGCTGTAACTCGCCCAGTCAGGATCAGATCCTTTACCAAGGTCATATAGATCCTTAAACCAGTTTGTGATACCTTTTGGTGTCCCACAGAATAAAGCAGAACCAGGCGGTTTTTGTGCAGAAAGCGCCGGTCTGATTGCTTCATACCATACTTCTGGTTTTAAGTCTGCGGCTTCATCGCATACAACCATATCATAACCGCCACCTCTAAGAGTATCTGGGTTATCACCTGACTTTAATGCAATTACTGAACTATTCACCAATTGTATCTCCAATCTACTTTCATTTGTTCTTGCAATCCAGTTAAGTTGCCCTAATCTGTTCTGCAAATCTTTCCATATAATGTCCCGGCACATTTGATAGGTCGGGGCAATATATAAACACTTTTTGCCGGGTTCTCTTGCAAACCTGGCTAACTCACGGACTGCAAGATATGTTTTACCACATCTTCTTCCGGCTGCCATTACTCTAAATCTTGCCGGGCTTTCAGCTACTGCCGTTTGTGCTTTATTCAGCGGCAATATCATCGCTCCACGGTAAGACTTGTGCATCACTGTCGTTCATTGGCGTTTCTGCCTGTCCTAACATTTGCTTACCTAACCAGATAAGCATTACAGCGTTGCCTTTCATAGCGACTTCGATTTGTTTTCTTCGAAGTCTCATTTTGCCTTCTGCCTTCCCTTTGTCTATAATACCCGCGAAATTTCTTTTTAGGGTATCTTCACTGACGCCTAATATATCGACCATTTCTTTCATGGTGCAATGTATCTGTGCCAGTTTATAAAGTAAGTCAGTATCAACCTTCTTTTTAGGTCTTCCTGCTTTCTTTTTATCGTCTTTTTCCTCAGACATGAGTGTCTCCTCCCATTTAACCCCTGGTAGGGTTATAGCATGTTTGCTATCATACTTGCTACTTGTGTAGATATTAGGACTCCCAATACCCACCAAATTCTGTTGTCGATTTTATCAACTTTTCTTTCTATTCTGTCTATATCTTGTTTCATATGTGCTAAATGATTGTCTCTTATATGCTGGATATCACGCTTAAGTAAAGCTATCTCTGTATCTGCATCTTTACTTGTTTTAGTCATGTTTGCTACTTTATCCGTCTTTATCATTATGAACTCGATATGTTATCGCCTGGTGAATGCATCTTCTTCCAGTTTGATCCGTCGCTAAAAGCCATACAAGGAGAACCTGCATTTCCATCTGAAATATATGCTTGGTCTC